AAAGAGTATTGCCTGACTTACTTATTGTGTAGTCTTTATCCAGCAAGGCTTGTATGTTTGCATTCTTTTGAAAAAAGTTCTGGCTAGAGGGAACTGTCTTTTGGTCTTTTGGAGGCGTTCCAGAAAATACTTTATCAACAAAACCTTTTACTGTACTGAAAAGACCACCGCCACCTGCTGGAGCTTCTCCTAAACTTTCTGCAAAGCCACCAGGGTCTCCTGCTGTGTCACCACCTTGATAACCTCCACCCATTGCCTGGGCTTGTCCTGGACTCATACCTAAGTCACTATATGCCATATTACGCTCCTTGCATGTTTGGCTTAGGCATCGCTGCGGCTACGCTACTTAACGCACCCATGTCACCCTTACCCATTCTCTGTCTAATGTCTTGCACCTTCTGCATGAGGTACTGGTTCATGTCCAATCCACCTTGCATAGGGGAGCTTGCTGGTGGTTGAACTTGTTGAGGCATTGGCTGACCTTGTTGCATCATCATCGCTTGCTCTCTTGTCATACCAAATGCAGAAGGATTAATTGGCCTAATGGATTCTAAAATATCATTCGGTGACATTCTTAACAGCCTCCATTTGCATCTCCGCTTGGTTCTTCTCACGTTCTAATTGTATCTTAGAGGCGTTCTTCTCACGTTCAAGTTGTAATTCAGCTTCCAACTTCTGTATCTTAGCCTGTAAGTCTTGCTGTGCCTTCATCTGATCGATTTGCATGTCTTGCTGTGCCTCAGCTTGCTTGATTTGAATTGCTGACTGAGCCTTCGCCTGGTCTGCCTCGATTTGTGACTGTGTCCTTGCCTTCAGTGCCTCAGCCTCAAGTTGTGCGAGTTGCTGTGCGTACTGTAGCGGATTGCCTTGCTGACCCTGTTGCTGTTGCATTGCCTGTTGCATTGCAGGGATTGGTTGCATTTGCGGAGCTTCCTGGACAACCTGAGCCGCTCTCTGGCTAATTAATCGATCCATCTCAGGATTAATATCCTCAAATTTAAACTCTGGGTCTCTAAAGTCTGGCAATACTGGCAACTGAACGCCCACACTTTCCTCCATGCGGATTCTGTAAAGTAACGCAATATGCTCTGCAATATGTGCAAGTAGTATCGGACCCATTGTCTGTTGAGCCGCTGGGTTGCCAGCCAACGTCGGATCTTGCATGAATTGCATGTGAACTGCAATGTGCGAGTCGTGGTCTTGCTCGACAAAGGCTCGAATTGGCTTGCCGTACATGACGCTCATATTCTCGTCAATCGGGTCAAGCATGACAGCCTCTTCAGGTTTCTTTAAGACCTCGTCAATGTTGGGTATCCGTATTGCCTCGTACATTCTCTTGAATGCGGAGTACATGTCGTGGAGCTGTGGAGCCGCCTTCGCCATTTCCAAAATAGCCTGAGCCTGTGCAATACGCTGTGCCGTGGAAAAGATGTTGGGGTCGCTTACAGGAATAACATCGATACGCTCGTTGAAGTCTGCTGCAAAAACTTCTTCGCTACTGCCCGATAACGCAAATGTAAACGACTCGGGCAGGTTCTCGGCATTGAGATCAGCGAGCAATTTGAACTCCTGCCCCTGCGCGTAATGCAGTCTCTTGTGGATTGCGGAGAAAGCCTTAGAGCCTTGCTCAATAAGTGCTACTGTCGAACCCACAGGTGCATTAGGGTTTACATCCCCAACATTCAAATCCGCTGTGCTGGCAAATCTCTGTCCAGCCTGAACTATAAATCCAAGCAAGTTAAACAGTGACTGGCTTGGCTCCTTAAATGGCAGTGGCATAATCGCCTTGTTCACGTCGTCAACTGTCGAATCTAAATCAACAAACTCGCCTGGGTTAACCTCCAGCTCACCGCCATTCACACGGCCTCTTAACTTAAATCCACCTTGCATGTTTGAGAACGCGGCTGAATCTAGCAATGCACGAAGCGATCCAGTGGCCGCCTTTCCAAGTCCACCGATGAGGTGGAATAAGCCAAATCCATAAAAGCCAAGGCCAGGTAGGAACTTGTAAGACACAAACCAGTCACGTCGAAGTTTGCGCTCATCCTCCTCACGCCAGTTACGTCTTATGCTGACAATGGTGTCGCTGTCGTAGTCAATCGTGACAACGTAGGGCAACCCGACGACTGTATCCTCATCTTCATCCTCGTCAGTGTCATTGATCCCATTAAAAGTATCGTAGACGTGCATCTCAAGCAACGTCATCATTTTATCTTGTGCGTCATCGCCAAACTGATCTACACCCTCGATCTCACCAATTACATCACCTGATGGATCTGGGTCGCCTCCCTGGTACTCGGCAGGTAAGTAATAGCCAGATTGAACGTACCGATTGTAGTCGTTCTTCGGCATTCGGATAACTTGCGTGTATCGGGGTGAGGTATATAAATCCTTACTTTCTGGGGCGACAACAAAGTCTTCTGCTTTTACAAACTGGGAACATTGCCTGTCCATATTTGCATCCCACCAAACTTTCTTGAAAGTCTGACCAACCAGGGGCAACTGAAATAGCATCTGATCTAAGTCAGGAAAGTATTCTGGCATTTCCTGCGTGATCTGGTAATTCATAAATTCTCGAACACGTCGAGCCTGTTCCTCAAGCTCCTCATTGGGATCACCCACAATGACAGTCTTAACAGGACCGCCACTTGGGTATAGCTCTGCGATTGCCTTTGCGTTAAACTGAGTTGCAGCTTCAGATATCATTGGGTGGACAACTGTGGACAGGCCGCGTGTCGCACGCTCCTCTTCCGACTCATCCAGTCCACCGTCAGGATCTAGCGTCTGTAAACCTTTCTTGTATCGATCTTCCCACTCGGATCGAGCCTCTCGGTCATTCTCGTAATAGGAAATAAGTGTCTGACCTTTTCGAGCCAGCTCATTGTCGTCAATAACTTCAGCGAGATTTGCGTCAAAATTACTTTCGTCTTCCGACACTTCGTCAAGCTCTGGATCTCCAATGAGAACTTCGTCGTTATCAATCTCTTCAACTTGTAAATCATCGAGGGGCGTACCCTCAGCGAATGGTGCTAATTCTGTAGGAACTGTTGGTGACCTAGCCATACATTGTCATCCTTCTTTGCTCAGGGTACTCATCGTATTCTTCATCGTCAGAATGCGTCACAAACCAACCTTTTCTCAACCTTAACCAAGCCTGAGTGCATGTGTCAACAATGTCGTCATTGCCACCTGCTGGGAAGGCCGAACATATATCTATTAAATCCTTAGCCCACTTTCTATCTGAAGGAAAGAAAATTCTTCCGTCTTCTAGCAGTGCGGAACTTGCGTGCGCCCTGGCTTGCTTGTCTCGATCTGGGGAATACTCAAGCACTGGAATGCCAGCCATACGCAAATCTTGCAGTAGAGATTGACCTGATGCCTTCTTCTCGATCAGCACTGCGTCAGGCTCCCAATCTTCGTAAGCCTCCTGAGCAATTCGTCTTAGGTCAGGATAGCTGACCCTATCGTACCACATCTCCAAGACAATCACGCTCATCAATCCCTTGTGCTTAAATACACCCCAAGTTGTTCGAGCTGAGTAGTCAGCGGATTCTTTTGTGCTGAACGCTGTATCCCAAGACTGAATAACGTACTCAATGTCTGGCAAGTCTTGTTTCTCCCAGGGAACCCACCACTCGGCCTTGAGAATACCGCCACCCTTGGGTGCAGGTCTCTGTTGGAGCTGACCAGCACTGGCGTAGCTTCCAAGTGACCTCTCCAAGTTACCCAACGTCTTTTCATCGACACGCTGAGGCCAGAGCAGCTCACCCTCGGAAGTTCTGGGATCTGTAAAGCCTAGAGATGATTTGCTTGGCGTTGGGTGACCTATCTCGTATCGAGCTGGTAACATCAGGTGATCCCACTCATCTCCCATCTCATTTGCCAAAATATGGCCTGTCAAGTCATTTTCGTGTACTCTCTGCATAATTATAATAAATGCGCCAGTCTTGGGGTCGTTCAGTCGAGTCTGCATGGCCTGATCCCACCAGTCTAGTACACCTTGCCTGACAAGCGAAGATTCACTTTCCCTGACGTTGTGTGGATCATCAATAATAATTATATCGCCACCCTCACCAGTTAACGCACCGTCAACCGACGTGGCAATCCTAGCTCCGCTCTTATCGTTCTCAAATCGTTGTTTTTGGTTTTGATCTGACGTTAAATCAAACACATGCCCAAAGTGGTCTTGATACCACTGGCTGTCGAGCAACCGACGACATTTAACGCTATCCCTGATCGACAGGGAGCTTGCATAAGATGCGTAAAGGAATTTCTTGTCTGGTTGCCTTGCCCAAGTCCAGGCTGGCAGTGCCACGGCAACTGAGATCGACTTCATGTGTCTTGGCGGTACATTTATGATTAATTTCTTGATGTCACCCTCGACAACTGCCTGGAGGTGGTCAGATATTGCGTCGATGTGCCAATTGTTTACAAAAGGCTGGGCTGGCTCAATGCTAGGCCAACTAGCCTTCGTAAACTCCCTCAATGATCTGCGGTACTTCTCCGCTCTCACCTGTTCTAGGGTTAGACTGCTCAAATACCTGTTCAAGTTGTTGAAGTTGTTCATTTGGAATCCCAGTTAAATCTATGACGTGCCTCTGCTCTACAGTTGACTGCACCTCCTGCTTATCAACCCACCCTGCTCTGTTTTTCAAATAGAAAATAATGGCAGTATTATCCTTGTCCACCGTGGCCTTTTCATACAGGGCGTTGGTCACCTGATCGATCCCAATAGACTGCCCTCTTTTTATAGCTTCCGAAAATTCCGAATTTTCTGCCTGATAAAGCATAAAGGTTGACACTGAAACACCTAGCATTCCTGCACACTGCTCCTTCGTTAAACCCTTTGCCATAAGGCTTTCCGTCTTCTTTAGAATTTCCTCAGTGATCTCGAATTTTGGTCTTCCGACTAAATTTTTAGCTTCTGCCATGTTTAACCTCTTTTTCAGTGGTAAGCTGTTCTTTTTTTAATATACACATATTTACGCAAAAAAAAAGCCCCACCGAAGTGAGGCTCTTTCTCTCAGGGAAATTCTTACCAATCCTTTTCATCATCCTGACTATTATAGGCAGTCAGGTACGCCTCAATTTGACCTTTTGTCATTTGATCTCGCTCCACTCTATTTGACTGGTATGCGTAACCAACATAGTAATGTGGCTCTGG